GCTGCTAGGGCCTGGGCAGAGGAACTGCTTACCACGGCTACGCAGGGCGCGCTAACGGCGCAACAGCAGCGGCTTTTAGATGCCGTCCGTGACTCCAATGCGCTGCCTGGCTCCCCTTTTTGGGATACCGAGGATACGCTTCTGTACGAGGCGCTATCACCGACGATTGCACAGATTGTCACCGAGCGGGCAACCCTGGCCGCCGTGGTCAATGGGGGTACGTTCCAGCTTGCCAATGGCGATGCGCTGCGCTGGGCACAGACCTATTACCAGTCCGGTAACTTTGGAGCCGTGCCGAATCTCAACACAACCAGCCGGGGACAGGTTGCCACAGCCTTCGAGGCGTGGAGCCGGGGCGAGCTGGGTAATCGTGGCCTGCCTGACCTGATCTCGGCATTGACGCCAACCTTTGGCCCGACCAGGGCGGGGGCGATTGGTGTGACGGAAAACACACGTATATTTGTGGAAAGTCAGCGTGCAGCTGAGGCTAACAATGATTTCACCGTGGGATACCGTTGGCAGACTGCGTTTGATGAGAAGGTGTGTATAATTTGTTCTCCCTTGAATGGCCAGGTACGCACGAAGCGCGGCGGCTATCCGGGCGGCGTGGATATCCCGGCCCATACTCGCTGCAGGTGCCACGAATCACCTGAGACGGCGGGGACGTTAGGATTGGAGGTGCCCAGTGAACGTTAGTCTGAGCGTGGAAGATACCCTGGCCCGTGCCACAATGGCGGCCTACCCTGACAAGTTCGAGCGTGCGCTCAGGGGCACAATCAACGACATATCGGCGTTGCTGTTGCGAGAAGCCCAGACCTACCCGGAACAGCGATCTGGAAGCTGGTACGTGCGTACGGGTACGCTTTTTCGCTCGTGGAATCGCACAGCAGTTGAGGGCAGCGGTGACCGGCTGTGGGCAGAGGTGGGCAGTGATGGCAACATTGCACCCTACAATCGAGATGTGATGGACGCAGATACGCAGGCGGCTGTGCACGTGGGCACGTGGCGCACGATACAGGCGATTGTACAGGATAACACCAGTCGAGCCGTGAGTATGTTTGAGGCGAGAGTGAGAGCGGAGCTATGAGCAATACACAGATTTCGCCTGAATCAAAATCCTTGTTGTGCTATGATTCAAATCGTGATACAATCTTGGTCAGCCGCAGCGATTTAGAAACCGAGCACAGGCAATTACTGTCAAGGATACATTTACTGCGTAGATTACTGGGTTATCCACCGCTGCAAACAAATCATCAACAGCGGCACGGTAATCAAAAATAATAGATAGCCCAACGGCTTGTACTGCCCAACGGTAACATTTAGGAGTTCCTAAATGTTACCGTTTTTTTTATTGCAATTTTCCGGGGGACTGATGGACGAGTATGGTAGACCGACCACCAAAAAAGGTAGCAAGAAAAACAAGTTCCCATTTGATAAGAAGAAAGGCTAGAGCGAGATGCTCATCAATAAATGGCGAGATGCCATGCTTGTGTTTGAGGCTGACCTCGGGGGATCTGGGGGCAGTGAGGATGGCGACGACAAAGGCGGCGATAATGCCAGCGGCGATGAATCACCGGAGGCAATCAAAGCCGAACTAGACCGTACCCGGCTGGCGCTCAAGGCGGCCAACAAAGAGGCGGCTGAGCGGCGCAAGAAGCTGGACGACATCGAAGCGGCTGAGGCTGCACGCAAGCAGTCTGAACTGACCGAAGTTGAGAAGCTCAAGGCGGAGGCTGACAAAGCCAAGGCCGACCTGACAGCGCTGCAAGAATCCAGTCGCAAGGAACGGATCCAGGCGGCTGTCCTGCAAGCGGCCACGACGGCCCAGTTTGCGGACCCGGTCGACGCCATTGCACTGGCTGACCTATCCGGCGTGATGCTGGAAGACGGCAAGGTGACCGGCGCAAAAGAAGCGGTGGAAGCTTTAGCTAAAGCAAAGCCGCACCTTGTGGTAGCGCAAAAGGTTGCACCAAACATCAACAGTACTGCGGGCGACGGTGGAGGCAAACAGACCAACCGCACGGTTGTGGAAAGAGCATTGAGCAAAGCATATCGTAGAGGAGATAAATAGTATGGCACGCATTGTAGACAATACTAATCAAATCACCGCCCCTGTGTGGGCGGGTGATTACTTCAACCGGGAGCACATGATCCCCGGCGGCGCACGCGTGGACGCTGCGCAGTTCACCGATACCGACGCGGTGTCGGTTGTTGTGGGTGCGGCTGGTGCGGCTGGTGCGGCGACCACTGTCCCCGTCGCGGCGCTCAGTGGCCCGATCCCCAGTGGCACGCTGTTATATTTCGGTACAAACAAGTTTGCGACCTTGACCGCGGCCGCGGCTACGGGGGCAACCACTTTGACTGTGGCGGCCATTCCCACAGCGCTGGTATCTGGCGACACCGCGACCTATGCCGGTGTGGGGGTAACGGTGCTCATTCCATCTGGTACGGTGGTCGGTCGCACGTTGGCCGAACGCAACGCTGGGACCGCATTTGGCCCGGCAGATGCCTCAGATGACGAGGTGTATCTTACCTGTTTTGACGTGCTGGATGCGGTGGTAAATCCCGATATCGAACTGTACCGGCCCAACAGTGTTGTCAAAGAGAACTTTCTGCCCAACTTCGCCGGTCTGGCAGCGGGCGTAGTGACCTTGCTACGCACTGCCTATATCATGACCCGCGGCGCGGCATAGGAGGAAATAAACTATGGCTACATTAGCCGCACTGCTTGACGCCATGCGTCAAGACGGTAGTATCGAAACGATTGCCCGCAACCCCCTCGCGCAAATGGGCCGGACGCGGCGCAACTATCTGGGGGCAACCCTTTTACCGGAGCGCATGGTAGATCAGAACGCCTATCGTGAGGAGTCCATTCGTTACCGTACCGTGGTAGCGAATGACGGTACGCGCTACAGTCCGACGCAGAAGAAAGGGAACGCCTTGATTGGTAGCTTCCTGGTTGAGTTGGGTGAATCTGATATCGCGTCAGAATTCGATTCACAATTATATGATGCTCTTTTGCGCTACATGCAGGCAAATCAATCATTGGAAGGGGCCGCCAGCCTGACCAACTGGCTTGATACCACGATCAATCTTGCCCTAATCGAGCACAACGAGAAGCAAATCTGGCAGGCCATCGTAGACGCCTCTGTCTTGCGCGTGGGTGATAACGAGTATGCCGAGACAGTCACGTACCCCGACCCCGCTGGTCATCGCGTTGCCGAGTCTGCTCCCTGGTCAACTAATACCACGGACATTTTTGAGGACATCTTCACCCAAGCCGACCTGTTGGCTTCCAAGGGGTACACGGTAAGCCGCATGATCACAAGCCGCAACGTGCTATCCATCATGGCCGCCAACGACACGGTCAAGACACGCACCGGCTTGGCGGTGGTCAATGCGAGTGGGCAGATCACATCCGCCGCGGGACGAGCTACCCGCGACAATATCAACGGCATTCTGACAGCCGATGGCTTACCGGCTATCGAAACCTACGATCTGCAATACCGAACGCAACTCACAACAGAATATTTTCTCAAGCGAGATGTCCTTGTGATGGTGGCGACCACCGGCCAGGACATGACGTTGGATTTTGGCGACACTGAAGAGTTGTTCCCTGACACGCTGGGATACTTCGCCATTGGCAAAGCAGCCGGGCAAAGTGCACCGGGGCGCGTCATTCGCGCCGAGGCTAAAGAGGACAAGCCACCGCGTATTGAGGCGGAGGGCTGGCAAACATCGCTCCCGGTCGTGTTGTATCCAGAGGCAATTTCCGTGATTTTCGATATCACCTAGAAAGGTGGGCAACTAATGACCAGACCCAAAACCGTGGCCGACGTGCGGCTCATGCTCAAGGGGCAATGGCCGCCCGTCCCCGCGTACCCCGAAGATCCACCGGAGGCGAAGAAAGTGGAAACCTCCGGACCTGTCGCCCCGGCGAGTGTCCCTGACAAGTTCCCTGAGCCGAAAGCGAAAAAATAATGTACGGAAGTCTTGAGGGTGTCCTAGCGATTGCCCCGGCTGTGGGGGAGATCGATGAAAATTCGACCCCCACCAGCGCCCAGGTTGACGAGTGGCTCAATGAAGGTTCGGCCCTGATTGACGCGGCGTTGTCCGGTGCCGGCTATGTGGTGCCTGTGTCACGGACGGCGGCCATCTACCCGGCGTTCCGTTCCCTGGAGAATCTCTATGCCACCGCCTACACGTTGCGGGCGCGTGGCTTGGACATGGTCCAGGGGCAGCAAGAGAGCCGGTCAGAGACCTACCTGAAAGACTTCTGGTCAACGCTGGCCGGGCTCGTCAAGATGGACCTGACAAGCCAGGGCGTCCCGGTACGCACCAGCCCCAGCGCTACCCGGCGCGGCGTGCGCTCCATGCAGTTGCGGCGGGTCGATGGCTACAGCAAGGATACGCTAGGGGTGACGGAGTGAGTATCCCTACCCTAATCGCCCAGGCGCTGTCTGACATCATTATCGCGCTGACGGATGTGGACCAAGCGGCGATAGATAGCTATCTCCCCCCAGTACAAACCAAGTCCGTGGCCCTGGTCATCCCACCGTTTGGTCAACAGTCCCGCATTGATGCCCTGACCACAGCCGGGAGTCGCTATGTACCAGAGCGCCAGACGGTCATGATGTCGCACCGTATCCCCCTGGAACTCTGGGTAAAAATCGACACGGGGCATCTTGCCCAAACCATTACCAGAGCCCGGGAATTGCCGACGCTGGCCATACAGGCAATCCTGGCCAACGCGACACTGAACAACACCGTTGACCGGGTCGGCAACTATGGGCCGGGAGACAACACGGCCTCGATTGAGACTGACACCTTTGACCGTCCGGTGCAAATCGACGGCGTACCCTATATCGTTATCGCGATCACGGTCCCCGTGATCGCTTATCTAAAAAACGAGTAAACCCTATGGCAAAGACTAAACCGATCATGCAGGAATACATAGCGCTGGTCACGATTGCGTCTGAGGATGGCTCTGAGCGCTGGGTCCCGGGCAGCAAGATTCTCTTGGATGATACCAAGGCCGAAATCCATTTGCGGCTGGGCAATGTGATCCCGATGGAAAACACCACAGTCCCACCGCAGCCGGAACCGGTGCTGATTATCCATGTACCTGAGACGACGGAGGTAATCCCCTAATGGCAACCTTAGCAGTAGTTCAACCGAGCATCGCCGGTGTGTCTGTCGGTGCTGTGGCCGCAGCCGGGGGGGGTGATAAATTCCTCAACGATGGCAGCGTATTGCTGTATGTAAAAAACGGCAGCGTTGCCCCGATCACGGTCACCGTGGAAGCGGCGGGGACGCCGGGCGGGCTGAGCTTCACCGATCCTGCCTACGTGGTTGCGGCTGGGAATGACATGATCCTGGGCGCATTCAATCCGCAGTATTTCAACGACGCTACCGGTTTCGTCAACCTCACGTATAGCGGTGTCACTACGCTAACGGTATCCCCAATAAAGGCACGGTAAATTATGGCACAAACAACAGGCGCAATCTCGCAAGGCATTTGGAAAGGCGAGGTTAGCACAGACGGCACGACCTGGACCGACATTAGCGGACAGGCCGGGAAGGTCACCCCATCCGGCGGCGACCAACTGACCGGTAGCCAACACACGGCGGATGGTTCGGCGGCGGTCGTCGTTGGCAGCAACAAAACGGAGCCGGTGCAAGCGGAAGTCTCGATCCTCTACACCGAAACATCCGGCGAAGCATTTCGCGTGGTCAAAGCGCAGTTCGACAGCGCCGCCAAGATCATCTATTTCCGCTATGGTCCCAAGGGCGCGGGTACCGGCAACAAACGTTACTTGGCGGCTGACAACGCCGGATCGGCGTTCCCTTGCCCCATCGTCAACTGTATGCCGCCTGAGCTAGACGCCGGTACCGGCGATCCGGCAATGGCCAGCTTCACAATCATTTTCCCCAAATGGTTTGAGGAGACGCTGTAATGTCTGAGATCAACCAAGTCGCACCCGCAAGGGGCCCCGCCGCGGCAGACCTGAGCAACGTCACGGTCACTGTTAAGCCGCCTGAGCATGTCGAGATTGATGTAGACATTGACCGGCTCAAGTGGAAACATTCGGCCATGCTTCAAAAGGCCATGAGTCCAGACCTGCCGGAAGAAGAGCAGGAAGCCTTGATTTTTGGGGTACTGGAAGCGGTGACTGGCCGAGACATGCGGGACCAACCGCTGCGGGTGATCAACGCAGTCTTGGCGGAGATCAAGGGAGCGTTTGGGGACG